TATCAGCAGAGAAATCCCATTTGACGAACTGGAAGAAGTACCTTTTTAGGAGGAAATCAATTGAAATTACAAGATAAGCACATGAGCATGATACGAACGTTAGAACACGATTATGGCAATTTAGGTAGTGTGCCAGATGATCATCCACAGTTGCTTGTCATTCAAGCACACGTCAGGAAAAGCGACAGCGCACGACTTAAAGCCAAATCATTAGGACTCAACAAAAAACGTGTTGGTTTGTGGTCAAATGAGGAAAAGCAATTTCTTGCTGACCATTATGCGACGCATACAGCCAGAGAACTTGCTGAAAAGCTCAAACGCACACGACAGACTACGCAGCGTATGATACATGAGTTAGGATTGAAGAAAAACAACGTATAGGAGAGGGATTAGTTGCAGAGCTTAAAAGTTGTATTGCGACAGTATTTCCACGATGAATTTAAAAAACGCTATAAGCATCGCAAGCACGAACTACTATATCCAGCGCTACCAATCGAAGAATTAGGAGTGAAAGTTACCATGACACAGAGCCACGACAGCCCGCAAGAAAAGCAGACAGAGAAGTTAATGACTGATTCTACATTGAACCAGTTGGAACGGCTTCAAAGTAGCTTAGACCAATTCTATGATAATCTGGAGTATGCAGAGAAAGAATTGCTTAAGATGAAGTATAAGCACCAATATTCATGGGTCAAGATAAGCTTTGAGTTAGGGTATTCAGAAAGACATTTGCGACGCATGCGCAATGACTTGTTGGATAGACTAGGGCAAAAAATTGCATGGTATTTCTAAAAAAATAACGATTGTCCGTTATGTCCGGTTTATAGGGTCCATAATATTAATATAGGGCAAAGCCCTAAACGAGACAAAGTCGAAAGGGTGCAAAGCACGTGAGAGAAGTTATGCCACAACCATGTTGGCAATGCGGGAATTTAACTGTTGCTAAAGTTTCCCGAAAAGAAAGAGTTTATTGTGATGGTTGCAAAGAAGAATTTGAATCAGAACGAAAAGAAATGTTAAACCAATATTTAGGGTTAAAAATGGAAGTTATGTGGCAAAGAGCGGTTAATCATCTTGAGAGACAAAACGTAAATATGAATCATTATTATGATGAAGCACAATATGTGCGTGAACTAGCTCAAAGCAATTACAACAAGTTTCAATCAAGCGCCGAAATGATAACCGCTATGGAGTTGTTAAGACAGAAAGTCAAAACTAAACTCCAACGTAAAATACTTAATTATAGAGTCGATTTCTTTTTGCCAGAGCTAAAAGTTGTATTAGAGATAGATGGTCGACTTCATGATTTTAAAGTAAAAAAAGACTCTAAAAGAGACATGAAAATATTAAATGAATTGAATAATGAAGATATAGGTTGGGAAATCATCCGAATACCAACTGAACATATTGAAACAAATGTTAAACAACTTATACCAGCAATCAAGGTTTTGTATAACGAAAAACAAAGACTTAGAAGAAAGAATGCTGGGTTTATTCCAGCATGGTTTTCTAAACATAGTATGACAGAACAGAGAGAGCTTACTAAAAGTATCGAAAACAAATCTTACAATGAGAAAGACTCTGATTTAGTAGTAGATGATCGCTTAGAAGAATGGGAACCAGAAGAATTATAAACGTTAATCCAATTGTAGTTATAATTTTAAAAGATTCTTTAGATAGAAATTTCCTACAACAATTCCTTTCTTAGATGGAAAGCCTTACGGAATAAGGCGAGTACTTCAGCATATAAGCGCCACACAACAGACGGTGTTTAACGCAACTCGATTATTGCGGTGTGGTTTTACAATTGAATAGTAGATATTAGTCAAACTAATGTCATGTGGAAAAGGTCGCTCTTACTGAGTGGCTTTTTTGTTTATATATTAAGGAGTGAGGAGAGTGATTACTACAAGCGATTTGTTTGCTTCGGACTGGGCAATCGAAAAATGTATCGAAAACTTAGACAAGAAGCACGGTCCATACATATACATAAGCACAGAGTGGGAGAAGCCCCATCATAAGCTGTTTTATTCCGTGGAGCCGTTGGAAGACTGCTGGCTGTGCAAAAGTTACACACAGGCGCCTGAGTGGGCGATAGATGTGTTTTGCTTAACAGAATATAGGAATACATAGACAAAAATAAAACTCTAGCGGTGCAAGAACACCCTAGAGCATGGAAACCAATTGAAAGGAATTGATTTCATGAGTAAGTATAACATACTCAAACCATACGGAATAATATATTTAATAACTAATTCTATTAATAAGAAAAAGTACGTTGGTTTAACTACAAGAGGTGTCAATAAACGTTTCAAAGAACACTGTTTAGAGGAGGTGAGTTCATGGCTAAGTACACTGAATGGTTAACAAAAGAAGGATTAACTAAAATTGAAGGATGGGCTAGAGATGGGCTCACCAACGAACAAATCGCGCAAAACATAGGAATTAACGTAGATACATTGTATACATGGAAAAAGAAATATTACGAGTTTTCCGAGGCCTTAAAAAGAGGCAAAGAGGTTGTGGATAGGCAAGTGGAGAACGCCTTGCTGAAAACAGCCTTAGGATATGACTATGAAGAAGAAACAGTTACGAATCAAGGCGCGGTTGTCACAACTAAAAAGCATGCTAAACCTAATACGACGGCGCAAATATTTTGGTTGAAGAATCGTAAACCAGATGTATGGCGCGATAAACAAGAAGTTGAACAAACTAACCGTAATATAGAAATCAATGTAGGTGATTGGGATGACAGCTAAGAACCAACCAAGTATTCATATTAATATCAAATATCCAAGTAAAGTATTCAATAAACATATCTTTGACAAATTAAAGGACTATTCTCATTTCACTGAAGTTCATTACGGTGGCGCTTCAAGCGGTAAATCGCACGGAGTTGTGCAGAAAGTCGTGTTAAAAGCGCTAAAGGATTGGGCTGAACCAAGAAAGATGTTGTTCTTACGTAAAGTAGGTACAACGGTTCATGATTCTATTTTTACTGATGTTCAATCTGTATTAAATGACTTTGGTATATTGGAACATTGTAAAGTGAACAAATCCAATTATCGTATAAGACTCCCTAACGGGAGCTTATTCCTATTTAAGGGTATGGATAGTAAAAATTGTTCATATAAAACCTCTTTAATTCGGTGGAACCCCTAATGCATAAGCAAGGGCAATACCGAGCGAAGTTTATCTTTAGTATATTAGTTTATCCCTTTTTATGGTACAATAAATCAAAAGGGGGGGTAAACATGGAAAAATGGAAAACCTTAAAACAATATAATGACTGGTATGAAATATCAAACTTTGGTAACTTTAGGTCGATTGACAGAACAGTGATGTTGAAGACCAAAAACGGAAAAGAAAAACCTTCCAAGTTTAAAGGAAGGTCACTAAAACAATATATCGAACATGGGAAGAGAAGTAATATAAAACCTTCGATGTATGTGGCTTTTTCGGTTGATGGAAAACATTACAGGGCGTATGTTCACAGGTTAGTGGCAGAAAACTTTCTACATAAGCCTGATGACGCTAATAAATACGAAGTCAATCATAAGGACGGAGACCGAACCAATAATCACGTTTCTAATTTAGAGTGGGTTTCAAAACGAGAGAACATAAAACATGCTTTTGAAAACAAATTAATAAAGACAGAGAAACCTGTTCAACAATTAGACCCCAGCACATTGAAAGTAATTAAAACTTTTAAGAGTGAGTCTGAAGCGTGTAGGAAAATGGGAGTTACTCAGGGAAAGATATTAAGGTCGATTCAACGAAATGGAACTTGCAAAGGTTTTAAGTGGAAATATACTAAGGATAAAAATGTGTAACGACTATCGAAACAAAAGAAGGCGCCTATAAAGGTGCTTTTTTTAATGGAGTAGAGTAGACTCAAGCGAGTCGAAACAGGAGGGTATAACTTTTTTTAATGGAGTTATACAAGATATAGTCTGAACTATATGGAAACATATAGAGGACGCAATAGCGAGGCGTTCGTAACATAATTGGACCCAGAGAAAATTAAATCTATCAAAGGAATTTCTGATGTAATTATGGAAGAAGCATCTGAGTTTAACTTGGATGATTACACGCAGCTTACATTGCGTACGCGTGAGAAAAAACATAAGGATAAGCAAATTTATTTGATGTTTAACCCGGTTTCCAAAGTGAATTGGGTGTATCAATATTTCTTTATCAAACAACCTAAAAACACAGTGGTTTATCACACCACGTATAAGGATAATCAGTTTTTAGATGAAACGGTTAAAGAGAATATCGAAGAACTAGCGAACCGCAATGAGTCTTATTACAAAATCTATGCGTTGGGTAAATTCGCAACATTAGACAAATTGATTTTTCCAAAGTACGAAAAAAAGTTAATTAATGCAGAAAAATTAAGACATCTACCCAGTTATTTTGGCCTTGATTTTGGTTTTGTTAACGATCCGAGTGCGTTTATTCATTTGAAAATTGACGAATCAAACAAAACGATTTATTTTATTGAAGAATATGTTCGAAAAGGACTTATGAATAACGAAATAGCGGACAAAATTAAACGATTAGGTTATGCTAAAGAGCGAATCGTTGCAGATAGCGCTGAACAAAAATCAGTGGCTGAGTTAAGAAAACATGGCATCGAACGGGTTGTAGGTGCGAAGAAACCACCCGGAAGTATTTTGCAAGGAATCCAATTCTTACAACAATATCAACTGGTTGTCGATGAGCGGTGTGTGAAGCTCATTGAAGAATTCGAGAACTATACGTGGCAAAAGGACAAGAAGACAGGTGAGTATATCAACAAACCAACAGACACATATAACCATGCGATTGATGCTAGTAGATATGCGGTGACTTCTTACGAGGGTTACGCGGTCAAACCTCAACACAAAAACACCAAACGGAAGTTAAGAAACGCCAAACGATTATTCGGATAAAGGAGGGATACGATGGTAAACACAGATCATTATGCAGATGATATAAACGACGAAGGAGAATACATCCCTAAAGCGTATCAGTTTGAACGGGATATGGATCATCCACAGAAGAACAAACGTTTTGACACTTTAGTATTTGAAGAAGAAGCCAACGAACGCTTTGTGTATGAGGATATGGAAACGTTATTGGAAACGGAAGAAGGCAAGGATGATTTAGCGAATATGATTCGTTCGTTCCGTTCTTCTCAATATGAACGATTGAAGACTTTAGAACAGTATTCAAAAGGCGAGAATGTGACCATATTAGC